CTGTGATTAGAATTTTCATTATTGCCCCCACTCATACAAGTATTTATCATCACCCGATAAAGCCACAGATTTCTGTTGGTCAACGGTGAAGAAGAACCTATCATTCTCATCCAAAGCTGCGCCAATGTGACTGACTTGATTGACAGGTTCAATCAAATATGACTTGCGGATGGATTTGCCCTCAACTTCGGTTTCATAGAATTCATCATGCACAAAGCACGAGAATTGAATCCGTGGATAAATCAAGTTTCTCAGGAAGTCTTGGTCTTGGGTGTAATAGTCCTTGATCTCAACAGACTCAATCAGGGTGCGGATGTCTTTGAAGAGTGCCGAGCGAACTGTGAACATTCCTGCATTGATCGGGTAGTTGTGACCAATAGGGTGATCCTTCATGATGTGGGCATCTAGCCCTGACTCAATGAATTCCTCGTGCGCCTTGAGTTCACGCAAAGACAGTCGAGCATCGGCATCACGGAAGGCAACAAAGTCATAATCTAGTTCACAGGCAAGAAAGCGCCACAACTTGGCGGTGTGATCTTCAGGTGCATCTGTTTGAATAATTTGCACATTGGGAAACAGGCGAAGGGTTGAGATTACCCAGGAAGGCACCGATTGCCCAACGAAGAAGATGAGGTCATATTCCTCATCCAAAATCTGTTGAGCGATGATGGCGTTCTTGATTGCCCCAACTGAGTATCGAAGGTCTGACCCATACAAAGAAAAGGATATTGCCTGTTTCATTTGCGAAGTTTCTTCAGTAAGACCTGATATGCCTCTGATTCAATGTAGTTTTTGTACGCAAGAGCATCGGCAGAATAAACTTCTTGCGCGTTGACCTCACGATAGCCCTCATCCCATTCAGCTTTTCCTGCAACGGGGTGCATATGCTCAACAATGACATCTTCAAGGTAGGTCAAAGCGCCTAAATCCTCGCCCAATTTCTTCCAAAAGTTGTCCAGGTAAAGATGCTTCATATTCGGTGGCACCATGCCATCAAGTGCGCCAACAATGTCTGATGTCATTGAGACCATCGTTGGAAGGCGCTTGCCTTGAAGTAGGTCGTTGCCGTAGGCAAGTGACGGTGCCTGTTGCAATGCCTCAATCAGTTTCACATCCCAATCGGCGGTGCGTGGGCGGTGGTCATCGCCAACGAAGGTGAAATACTTGTATTTGTCTTGGTATTTGCGTGCCACATAATTGAGTGGCTTTGCCATACCGCGAGAGTCATTGTTGCAGGTGATCACATAATCATCGCCTACTTCAAAGATGTATTCATCTGCCTTTGGGTCGTCATAGTCAACAATGAAGAGCAAGCGTGAGGCAGATGAAAGGTCATCGTGACAGGCTAAGAGTTCAACGGCATTTTGTGGTCGCCCACGAGTTGGAACAAGTGTGATCATTTCCATTGTGTTTCAATCTCCCCTGCAATGCTGGCATATGCTGCCAAGTCTATGAATGAATCCTCGTGGTCAGGTGTCTCAATCAAGCGAGCTATTTTCACAAGACATAAACACAAAGCGACCTGTGAAGGTGTTATCTCAGTTTCAAGATACACGCTCCACAGGTCGGCAATGCGTTTGTGATTTACATACGGTGATCCATAGTTTTTTTGACGATCAGTATGCGTGAGGCGTTTTGCCTCATCTAAAATTTCCCCCCGGTTCATTTTTTACTTGCTTCCTCTGCCAAATTCTGTTGACTTGGAATCAAGCGCCTTCAAAACAGGCCCGGCAACTGCTGCCAATCCTGCTGCAAGGTAATTCTTCACAGGTTGATTTGGGTCTGCAAGATATAGAGCTGCAACGGCTGCTGCTGCTGCACGCAAGTATGTCTTTACAATTGCTTCAAGTTTTACTTTGTCAAGCATCATTACTCCTTAAAAGTAGGCTTGCCGAATCCAACAATGAACACAGGCAAGGATGTCTTTAGTTTCCCACGATTGTTCTTCTTATAGGCGCGAACCTTACGGCAAACTTGACCGCCATTGCGCTGATCGCCCTTTTTATCAGGTGCCGTGTTGCCCTCGATTGTCACGACAGTTCCATCATCTCGAACCTGCAAGACGATGCCGACATGAGAAATCCGGTTGACATTATCTCCTGGGAAATCAAAGAAGGCGATGTCACCTGGCATTGGCGTGGCAACTTCGGCATCTTCCCACTTGCCCTTTGCCTGGAACGCTTCTGCCCCTGCCGGTGTGAATGTGCAGTTGGGAATTGATGTCACTTTTGCTTTTTTAGCGCAGAAATTGACGAAGGCTCCGCACCACGGTTGGTTTGCCTTTTGATAATGAGTTTGATTCTCGGCAGGGCCTTCAATGAAACCTTCTTCGCCTCGTGCCACATCAAGAAAGTTATTGAGTTGAGCTGACATTGTTCTCCCCTTGTTTTGGTTTTGATTTGAGTCCATTTGCAGAGACTATCCCTGCCAAAGTTCCTGTAAGAAAGACAGTCAATGTTGCAACTAGGTCAATGAAGGCTGCATCATTGGGTGCTTGCTTCATTGGTTGGGTGACAAATACCAATGCCCACAAGAGCGCAAATACTGATCCTGCAAAGACGATTGCAAGGATGATTCCAATGCTGACAATCAGTCGAGCGTGTAATTCTTCAGGCGTGTATCGCTCACGGCGTTTCATCAAATATCTCCGGAAGTAGGTCAGAGGTGCAGGTTCCTGTGATGTCGCATTGCGGTTTGTTGCATTCAGGTTTTTCCCAATTTTCAAACTCTTGGCAAGGGTAGCGAACCCAACCTTGATAACTGCAACCGCTAAGAGTTACTGCGAGCAAGAAGGATGCGATAAATCTCTTCAACTTGTCGCTCCAATCGTGCAACTGAATCCTTCATGCTTGAACCGCCATTTGGCTTCAATTCATTCAGATAATGCTTGACAAGCCATCGAGTGATAGCAAGGAATGCTCCACCGATTGTCAAAAGAGAAACTGTGAGTGCTGCCCAATCTTGAACTGTCATTTGCCAATAGCCATCACTTGCATGATCACGGTTCCTGAACTTGTAATTGCCCAGATTCCGTTTGCCTTATTTTCAACAGTCAATTTGTCACCATTGTCCATGCGGTATCCGGTTGATGTTGTCACATCGCTATTGCCTAAGAAGCAAGTGCCGCTTGAGCTGTGAAGATAAACCATCTCTGCTTCTTGCGTTGCATCAACAAGTGCTGTTGGCGATGTAGTGATGGTGACTTGGCGTGTGGAAATGCCCATTATGGCTCCTTGATTGTTCGGGGAAGAGTTAGCCTAGAAGAGCTGAAACTTCATCGGCGGTCAGGCCAAGTGCTGCAAGTTTGCCCTCGGCGCTTGCTTTGGCTGCTGCCTTTGCTGCTGCCTCTGCTTCTTCTTGCGCCTTAGCAACGGCGAATGCCTCGGCATCTGCCTGTCGCTGCGCCACTTCTTCTGCGGTGAGTTCAACCTCTAAGGTTTCCCCGGTTTCGCAATTGACGATTATCTTTGTGTCTGCCATTTGGTTTCTCCTTATGAGTTCTTGATGCCGTAAAGCGTTGCTGTTGAGTATTGTGCGAAACTGCTTGCAGCAGGTGTAAGTGTTACAGAGGTAATCGCTGCCGTGTTATTCCATAATCCTGCGGTCAAATACTGATAAGCAGTAGTTGCATTGTTTTCGCTAACAGAGTCAAACGACACAGATTTGTTGGTACTTCCTGCATAGTTTGGTATGTAAATTTCTGAATTGCCAAATGTGCTAGAAGTATCATTTGCCGCAGAAATTCCTCCAGCGATGTTTGAAGGTGCCACACTACCCGCAGCAGCGCCCGTACCATACAAAATTTTAGAAGATAGATTTGTGCTTACTCCATTAAAACTAACCAACATTTCAACGGTTGTAGATGCGTTAGTTCCCCTTGCGCTTACCTTTAAGCATAAATCCGTGTAAGTGCTAGGGATAGAAGTAAAGTCAATAGTTGCAGCGCCACCGCTACCCACGGTTACAGCGGCAATTTTAGTAAATGTAGTAGCCATTATGCCGCCTTTATTCCGTATAGTGTGAAAGTTGAGCCAGAGTTAAAAGTTCCTCCACCTGGGTAAATCAAAATTGTGTTAATTGCAGCAGTCGAACGCCACATTCCAACTACAGCACCTGCTCCTGGATATGTTCCACCGCTTGCATTTTCGCGTACTATAACAGTCTTATTTGTTGTAGTATTTTT